CCGATATTATAACAGCAAGATCTTTTACTACGGCTGATTGCGATTTGAGACTAAAGCATGAATTAGAAAAACAGGAAGTAGAATTTGATCTTGAAAGAGAGAATTTTAATATTCGTTATGAAGCTTTGGAAGAGGAACATAACTTACTCACCGCGCAAAAAGATTTAGAAATAGTTCGTTTGCGCGAATCACTTTTAAATCAATCGTCACGAAACAATTGGTGGTGGGCTGCTGGAGGCGTGGTTGCCGGCGCAGCTATAACATACGGAGCTTATCGAGCGTTTGATGACTAAGAAAGACCCCAATAAAATCGCCGCTGTTGAAAAGGCTATCTCCCAGAAATATGGTGAGGAGACAATTCAGAACCCAAGAGCTAACTGGGATCAAGAAAAAGAAAAAGAGTACCTTTCTCAGATGAAAGAGCTTTATACCAAAATTAAGTCCACAGATGAGTTACATGAAAAAGTTGACATAAATGGTATAAAGGTTTCAAAAAAACTACTTAATAGAGAATCTTTAAGGAGTTGTTCAATCTGCGGAAATTTTCCAAAGAAATCTATGGATGATGTCTGTCTAACTAAATTTGATTGTTGCAGTAAATGCCACCTTCAATATGTGGAAGGCAGAGAAGAAAGATGGTTAAAAGGATGGAGACCTGAATAATGGCAACAGTTTATGAAATCGTTCAAGGCTTGTCTCAAGCTGCCGCTAATGCATATGACGGCGCTTTGGGCGAAGACTATGAACCAGTAAAGACAGGCGCATTGCGCCGAGAAGAGGGCGATGCCCTTATTGATCAACGAGTGATGGATGGCTTTGGTGTCCGCTTTTATGGGAACATGATGGTTCTTTCTTATCATTCAGAAATTCAACTTAAAGAAGTTTATGCTTCTGGTTTTGAGACCGATATGGAGCAAAGAATTGCTGACATTTCTAAGTGGCTTAAGAAAGAATATAAGCGTATTACAGGTGATGGCGTAACGCTCACCAAAGAAGGCGAGATTGATGTGCGAGTTGAAAACTCTTCACGCGTCCGTTCCTGGGTAACAGCCAAGATGCACTACAAAGTTGGTGGCTTGGCCGAAGACATGGAGCTTGAGGCGCCTTCTCATGACCGCTTAGACAAAGGCTGGAAGACCTTTCTTGACCAAGGCGGCTGGAATGGCAAAGGTGGAAAGCGCCCAACCAACGATACAAGGAAAAAACAATCATGAGACGAAAGAATACTAAATTTATTGATCCTCGTTACTTTATGGATGAGAAGATGGAACTGGTCACAGAAGATCGCGAACAAATCGCACAAATCGCTAGAGACCTTATTTCGGGTAAAATCAATGAAGCAGATGCCATACAGCTTGTTTCCGCGTATCCCGGCAAAGACCGAGACTGGGCCAAAAACTGGGTTACATTGGTTCAAAATAACCCTGGAATGTTTTCTGAATAACTAACAAAAATGAATGACTTTTCAATTAGACAAGAAACAAAGAGTAAAGGAAATATTAAAGTGCGGTAAGGATCCTGCTTACTTTTTAAAGACGTATGCCCGTATATCACACCCGATGCACGGGCTTATTCTTTTTAACACGTATGATTTTCAAGACCAACTCCTTACAGAGTTTAACGACTATCGCTTCAATGTAATCCTTAAGGCACGCCAGCTTGGTATCTCTACGATTACCGCCGGCTATATTGTTTGGATGATGCTTTTTCATCGCGATAAAGCTGTGCTTGTTATGGCCACGAAGTTCGCCACTGCCGGCAATTTGGTTGGCAAGGTTAAGAAGATTATGAAAAACCTTCCTGACTGGATCCGTATCGCAAGTATTGATATTGATAACAGAACCTCGTTCATTCTTTCTAACGGTTCTTCTATTAAGGCTGCTTCGACCTCTGGGGACGCTGGCCGTTCGGAAGCTTTGTCGCTTTTGGTGCTTGATGAGGCTGCCCACATTGAAGGTTTAGATGAATTGTGGACTGGACTATATCCAACACTATCAACCGGTGGTCGCTGTATCGCGCTTTCTACTCCTAACGGGGTGGGAAATTGGTTTCATAAGGCATGCGTAGATGCCGAAGCGGGAGCAAATAACTTTAATTTAACCACTTTGATGTGGGATGTACACCCAGAACGCGATAAAGAATGGTATAAGAAAGAAACTAAAAACATGTCGAAGCGCCAGATTGCGCAAGAGTTAGAGTGCAACTTCAATACTTCTGGCGAAACAGTTATCGATCCAGAGGATATGGAATGGCTTCTCTCACAATGCAAAGAGCCGAAATATAGAACGGGCTTTGATCGAAACTTTTGGATTTGGGAAGAGTTCGATCCTACATGTAATTATCTGATGGTTGCTGACGTGGCCCGTGGCGACGGTGAAGACTTTTCAGCGTTTCATATAATAAAACTTGAGACAGTGGAATGTGTCGGAGAGTATCAAGGAAAAGTCACTCCCGACATGTTTGCTAATATGCTCAACCAAGTTGGTCGTGAATATGGTGGATGCATGCTTGTGGTAGAAAATAACAATATTGGCTACACAGTTCTTGATAAACTGATAGAATATGGGTATCCTAATTTATATCACTCTATCAAGTCAACTCATGAGTATATCGAGCAATATCAAGCTGAGGTGCGCAATTCTGCAGTTCCCGGCTTTTCAACAAGCATGAAAACGCGCCCTCTTATCATCGCGAAATTAGAGGAGTTTATAAGAAACAAACTAATTAAGTTATATTCTTCACGAACTGTTAACGAAATGAAGACTTTTATATGGAGGAATGGCAAACCACAAGCAATGAAAGGCTACCATGATGATCTTATTATGGCGTTAGCAATCGCGTGTTGGGTGCGGGACACTGCTCTTCAAGTAAACGCGAGAGAGCTAAACTATCAAAAAGCTTTTGTAGATGCCATCATTACATCGAAGACCACAATCAATACTCAAATTAAAGGGCAGCATGGATATAAAAAGGACAATATTCTTGATCAAAGAAATGAGGCCGAGAAAATGTATGAACAATATAAATGGATTATAAAGTGAGAAAATAAATGGCAAGACAAGGAAAAAACCCAGCTAATTCACAATCGGAGCTTTTCAAAGCTTTAACCCGATTGTTTTCGGGCCCGATTATCAGCTACAGATCGCAGTCGGGTCGTCGCATTCGGAGACAGCATCTAGATAAGTTTGGCTCTAGATTTAAATCTGCGTCCGGACAGCAATTTAAGAAGTCGCTCTACAACCCTCTGGATGTTGTAGCCACAGACGCAATTGCAAATCAGCGCAGAACCGAACGCTATGTTGATTTCGATCAAATGGAGTACATGCCAGAGATCGCATCTAGTTTAGATATCTATGCTGACGAGATGACAACGTATTCCCAACTGCGCCCCATGTTAAACGTTAAGTGCTCAAACGAAGAGATTAAGGCAGTCCTTACGATCTTGTTTGATCAGGTATTAAACCTTCAGTACAATTTATTTGGATGGAGTCGCACCATGTGTAAGTATGGCGACTTCTTTTTGTATTTGGACATTGATGACAAGTATGGGGTCAAGTCAGTCATCGCTCTTCCTCCACAAGAGATCGAGAGAATGGAAGGCAAGGATTCGACCAATCCGAACTATGTTCAATTCCAGTGGAACTCTGCCGGCATGACCTTTGAAAACTGGCAGATGTGCCATTTTCGCATTCTAGGAAATGATAAGTATATGCCCTATGGCTCTTCAATTTTGGAGCCAGCCCGACGCATCTGGCGCCAGCTAACACTTATGGAAGACGCCATGATGGCGTACCGTGTTGTGCGCTCATCTGAGCGTCGTGTCTTTAAGATTGATGTCGGCGCAATTCCTCCACAAGATGTCGAACAGTACATGCAGAAGGTTGTAACCCAGCTTAAGCGACATTCCGTTGTGGATCCTAAAACGGGACACTTGGATCTACGCTACAACCCAATGAGCATCGAAGAAGACTATTTCATTCCTGTCCGCGCTGGGTCCGCAACAGAGATTCAAAGCCTAGCCGGCGCACAAAACATCACAGCAATCGATGATATCAAGTATTTGCGTGATAAGCTGTTCTCGGCATTGAAAATTCCTGCCGCCTACCTTTCAATGGGTGAAGAGGCCGCAGAAGACAAGACTACTTTAGCACAGAAAGACATTCGGTTTGCTAGAACAGTACAGAGATTACAGAGAGTTATCATCGCAGAGCTTACAAAGATTGGCATTATCCATCTTTATACATTGGGCTTTAGAGGCGATGATCTTTTAGGATTTAGTCTAACTCTCAACAACCCTTCGAAAATTGCAGAGCTTCAAGAGCTTGAGCATTGGAAACAAAAGTTCGATATTGCCGCTTCCGCCACTGAAGGTTATTTCTCGCGGCGTTGGGTCATGGAGCACATCTTTGGCATGTCTCATGAGGATTTCACGCGCAATCAGCGCGAAATGTATTATGATCGGAAGCACGACGCAGCCCTTCAGGCTGTCGCAGAAGCTGCTGCAGCCGCCGGCGCTGCTGCTGGTGGCTTGGGCGGCGACCTTGGTGGCGATCTTGGCGGCGACCTTGGTGGCGATCTTGGCGGCGACCTTGGTGGTGAAGAAATGCCCGCAGGGGATGTTGGTGGCGAAGCGCCCCCGCCCGGCGAAGAGCCTGCTGGTGGTGGCGACGATTCCGCTCTATTGGCTGTTCCTCCCGGCTCGCGCAAATCTCCGCACCTTACACCCGGCGCCAAAGGAAAGAAATACCACCCAGTACGAGATGATCGCCGCTCTGGAGGTGGCCCACGCTCACGCTCTATGAAGGCGACAGCGGGACAAAAGGATAGTTCTGGCGTGAGAAACGTTTTCGGCGGAGGCGCCGAGATTATGAATTTAGCAAAGCCCACAGGGATTTCAGTGGGAATCACTGAGCATTATGAAGATGACCAATCTATTTATAGTTTGAGTGAAAGTGCAGAAGAGAACAAATTGTTTGAAGTTAACGAATCTGTTCGTTCGTTACTTGAAGGATTAGAAATGAAAAACACTACATTATCGGAGCAAAAGAATGAAACCAAAGCATAATAAAAAGAGAAACACGGCCTTTGTGTACGAGGCATTAATAAGAGAGGCTACAGTAGCCATCCTTAAGAATGAGCACAAGAAGAAGGAAAAGGTCGTTTCTATTATTAAGAAGCATTTTTCTAGCTCTAGCTTGCTTAAGCGAGACTTGGAGTGCTATCGTTCTTTATACGAGAATCAAAACCTTGATCAAAATGTGTCTGAAAAAATCCTTAAGGAAGTGCGCATGCAGAAATTGATGATCGATCCGGAAGGATTGTTTAAGCAACAGTCTGCACTAATTCGCGACATCAACAAAGAAATAACATCAGATGTGTATAACAACTTTGTTCCTAATTATAAAACTTTAGCCACAATTGATCAAATCTTTTCCACAAAGACTACCCCCAAGAACCGGGTAATCATGGAGAACGAGATTATCAGAAAGATGAAGGGAGAACCTTCGGCCGCCGATGGTGCGATGCCCTCTATCGACAATGTAACATATCGTACATTCGTAAACAAGTTTAATAGCAAGTATCAAGATGACTTGTTGAGCGAGCAGAAAGATCTTTTAACTCGCTATATCGCGTCCTTTACTGACAACGCTTTAGAATTAAAAATCTTTTTAAACAATGAGATTGGCAGATTGAAAGAGAAGTTAAAAGAAGCGAAAGACGTGGAAGAGATTAAAGACGACAAAGAGATGCTTCGCAAGACAAACGAAATCATCACTCGTCTGGATACTTTTTCTAAAGAGGGAGTTAGTGAAAACGTTTTAATGACCGTGCTTAAAACCCAGGCATTGGTTGAGGAAATTTATAATGTCGATCACGATTAGAGTTGGCAATGAAGCTAATAAAAAATTAGTTACTCTTGAAATGGATATCCGCAAAAGTTTAAGCGGAGATCTTATGATATTTGATCATGGCGACATTGACATTGTGTTGTCCAGTGCCAACAATAAAGTATTCGCCTTTCCCAAAGAGGTTATCTCTGATTATGTTTACGGTGCCCAAAACAGATTGTTTACGTTTCTTCGTAAGCGAGGAGTAATCATTCCTGAATCCATCCAAGCCGGCTCTTTCTACGGGTCTTTTGAGGCGACGATGGAAAAGCCAAAGGACGAAGAAATGAGCGCTGCAAAAATGGCGCTTCTTAATATTTCTAATTT